TGTTGAAGATAACAAGTTAAGTTTGAGATACAAAAATGGTTCTCAAATAAAAGCTGTATCGAGTGGTGAAGATAGTGGTCGTTCAGAAGCTCTGTCATTACTGATACTTGATGAGGCAGCATTTATTGATAAGATTGATGGTATATGGGCAGCAGCATCTCAGACGTTATCAACTGGAGGTCAATGTATAGCTTTATCTACACCTAATGGTGTTGGTAATTGGTTTCATAGAACATGGATGGATGCTGAAGACCATTTGAATGATTTTAATTTCATCAAATTACATTGGACCGTACATCCAGATAGAGCTCAAGAATGGAGAACTGAACAAGATACTTTATTAGGTCCTTCATTAGCTGCTCAAGAATGTGATTGTGACTTTATTACTTCTGGTCAAAGTGTAGTAGATGGTGTAATATTGGAAGAGTATAGAGAATCACACGTAAAAGAACCTATTGAAAAAAGAGGTATTGATTCGAATGTTTGGATATGGGAACCACCAAACTACACAAAAGATTATGTAGTATGTGCTGACGTTAGTAGAGGTGATTCAACAGACTACTCAGCTTTTCATATTTTAGATGTAGAAAGTTTAGAACAAGTCGCTGAGTATAAAGGAAGAATGTCTACACGAGATTATGGAAATTTATTAGTAAATGTAGCTACAGAATATAACAACGCATTATTAGTTATTGAGAACAATAACATAGGTTGGGCTACAATACAACAAGTGATTGATAGAGAGTATGAAAACCTTTTTTATATGAGTAAAGATTTACAAGTTGTTGATGTACATAGACAAATCAACAATAAAATAAATAGAATGGAAAAACAACTGGTACCAGGATTCACTATAACTTCTAAAACAAGACCATTAGTTGTGTCTAAATTAGAAGAATTTTTTAGAGAAAGAGCTGTAACCGTCCATTCACAGAGATTAATTGACGAATTGTTTGTATTTATATATAACGGTAGCAGAGCAGAAGCTATGTCAGGATATAATGATGATTTAGTAATGTCTTTCGCTATGGGACTCTGGATAAGAGAAACTGCTCTACGATTGAGAGCTGAAGGTATAGAATTACAAAAGAAAGCAATGAATAGTATAACATCAAATCAAGGTGTTTATACACCAACTAATAACCAAAATGATTCTTGGACCTGGGAAACAGGTAAAAAAAAGGAATCATTAGATTGGTTAATTAATTAAGAGGTAAAAAATGGCTGACACAGGCTTAAGAAGTAGATTATTAAGATTATTTTCTACTAACGTTGTAGTACGAAATGTAGGAGGAAAGAAACTAAAAGTTTCCGATACAAGTCGTACACAAGCTTATCAAAAAAGTAATTTGATTGATAGGTATCAAAAAATATTTACAGGAGTAGGACTGAGTGGTTATTCTGATGCTTTAATGACTAGGTCGATGAGACTTAATTTATTTAAAGATTATGAATCAATGGATGCTGACGCTATCATCTCAAGTGCTCTTGATATTTACGCTGATGAATCTACTATGAAATCAGAGTACGGAGACGTTTTAGAAATTAAAACAGATAATAATCAGATTAAAGAAATATTACACAACTTATTTTACGATGTCGTGAATATTGAGTTCAATCTATGGCCTTGGGTTCGTAATATGTGTAAGTATGGTGATTTCTTCTTAAAATTAGAAATCAACGAAAAGTATGGTATTACAAACGTAGTTCCTTTATCTGTATATGATACATCACGTATTGAAGGTTTAGACCCCGAGAATCCTGAATATGTAAAATTTTTAGTAGAGTCAACTACAAGTGAACATAGATATAAATCTGAACGTTCTGCTACAAAACAAGAATTAGAAAATTATGAAGTAGCTCACTTCAGACTATTATCTGATTCTAATTATCTACCTTATGGTAAGTCTCAAATTGAAGGTGGTAGAAAGACTTGGAAACAGACTACATTAATGGAAGATGCTATGATGATACATAGAATCATGAGAGCACCAGAAAAAAGAATTTTTAAATTAGATATAGGTAATATACCTCCTTCTGAAGTTGATAATTATATGCAAAAAGTAATTAACAAAATGAAGAAAGCTCCTGTTGTTGATGAAGATACAGGTGATTACAATTTAAGATATAACATGCAAAACATTACAGAGGACTTTTTCTTACCCGTACGAGGAGGTGATAGTGGTACGAGTATAGATTCCTTACCAGGTTTGACTTATGAAGCAACAGAAGATATCGAGTATCTCAAAAATAAATTATTATCATCTTTGAGAATACCGAAAGCTTTCTTAGGTTTTGAAGACCAGATAGGTTCAAAGGCTACTTTAGCTGCTGAAGATGTAAGATTTGCTAGGACTATCGAAAGAATACAAAGAATTACAATAAGTGAATTGACAAAGATGGCTATCGTTCATTTATATGCACAAGGTTATCAAGATGCTGATTTAGTTAATTTTGAATTAAGTCTTACTAACCCCTCAACAATCTATGAACAGGAAAAAGTTGAATTGTGGAACAATAAGACACAATTAGCTTCTTCAATGTTACAAGATGGTCTAGTTTCTTCTGAATGGATTTACAAAAATGTATTTGGATTTACAGAAGAAGAAATTAAAAAAGAAGACGAAAACATATTGTTTGATTACAAACAAAAGTTTAGACGTACTCAGATAGAAAATGAGGGTAATGACCCAGCTAAATCAGGTCAAGCTACTGGAACACCATCAGATATGGCTATGGGTAGAACAGGACATGAGTTAGATGATAAAGGTGGAGCACCTGAAGGAGGATTTGAAGGAGCAGGTAGACCTGAAGAACCTAATAAATATGGCAAAGATAGTGGAGCACGTGGTAGAGACCCTCTAGGTGCTCACGATATGAAGAAAGGTGGTAGTGGAGCTCCTAAATATGGTAGACCTTTAGCATTAGCTCACTACGACGCATTGAAAAAATCCATGAATTTTAATAAAGTTGACACTAAAATTATAACTGAAACGACGGAACTAGAAAAAGAGTACGAGAATGAGGTAACTTCTTTAACTAAAGATACTTCAAATGAATAATTATTATTTAACTTTATATTTATTTATGACAAAATATATGATTAAACGGAGTATTATATAATGGCTCGCAAATTAAAACATTCTAAAATAAAGAATACAAGTATTCTTTTTGAATTATTGACAAGACAAATAACAGCTGACGTGTTGGCTGGTAAAAGTACGAAATCTGTCAAAATAGTAAAAAAGTATTTCAACGAAAATACAGAGTTGGGTAAAGAACTTCAACTATATCGTATTTTGTCTGAAAGACACTATCAATCTGAAAATAAAGCTCGTGATTTGCTGTCTGCAGTTGTTGAGTCAAGAAAAAATTTAAGTAATTCTAAATTACGTAATGAAAAATATAATCTAATTAAAGAAATAAAAGAAAATTATAATTCAACAGATTTCTTTAATGGTCGTGTGACCAACTACAGATTATTAGCTGCTATATATAATACTTTTTTAGCAGAAAGTGCCACAACGGTATCTTTTAATCCTGAACAAACAACTAATTCAAAACACACTATATTAGAACACATCACAAATAAAAAAATCACTACAAAACAAGTGAAAGAAAAGATGTTGAAAGAGTATGGTAAAAAAGATAAAGATTTAAGATTACTTACATATCAAATTTTAGTTGATAAATTCAATACTAAATACAAATCATTGAATGAATCACAAAAAAATCTACTTAAAAGTTACATTAATAATATAAGTAATACAAATTCATTACGTGAGTTTGTAAACAAAGAAGTTACAACATTAAAAAACATTTTAAATTCCCACGTCAATAAGATAAATGACACAATCACTAAAATCAAATTGACAGAATCAATCAATCAGATTGATAATTTGACAAAGGGAAAAATTGTAAATGAAAAACAAGTTTTAACTTTGATGAGATATTATGAACTTGTTAAGGAGATTAAAAATGTCCACTCAAATTGAACGACTGCGAGCTTTAGTTCGAGAACTGATTAAAAAAGAACTCGAAGAAGTTTCTGTAACAGGAGCTATTGACGGGGGAGAAGGTCCTCCTAGAACTCCTTACGCTTTTCAATCTAAACCCAAAAAGAAAAAAGATAAAGACAAAGAAAAAAGAATAGCTAACGCAGCAGGATACTCAAAAGTATCTGAAGCTAGATTTGCTTTAGATATAAAAGATGAGGGTGATGTTAAGTTAACAATCATAGTAGATGCAGGTTCAGCTGGAGCTGCTAAAATGAAAGTAGCTAGAAAATTAAAAGGTGGTTCAAAAAGTATTTCTAATGTAAGAAGAGTTCAAACTGGTAAAGCTAAACAGATTGATAAAAAACTCGAGAATGTAAATGAAGGTCATTATCACAATTACAGAAATGATGAATCTTTAACACCAAAACAAAAAATAGGTCGTTCTATGATGGAAGTCAGAGATAAGTTGAATGAGTTAGATAAACTTATTAAAATGAATGTAAGATTAAAGAACGAAGTAGGTGTTGATTCAACTTCTTATTGGAAACGTACTCACGGTGCAATGAAAAAAATTAGTGAAAGATTAGTAAAACTAGCCAATAAAATCGGTCAACTTTACTAAAAACAAATAAACGGAGTCTATAGTGAAAAAACTAATAGTAGATTATTTACCTTTTGAAATAAAACCAGAACAAATCTCAGAATCAATCAATGAGAATAACGGAAAGTTGATTGTCAGAGGTGTATTACAGAGAGCAGAAGCCAAAAATCAAAATGGTAGAATTTATCCTCGTGAAATATTACACCGTGAAGCTAAAAAATATACAAAAGAATTTATTAAAGAACGTAGAGCTATGGGTGAGTTAGACCATCCTGAAAGTTCTGTCGTCAATTTACAAAACGTATCACATAATATTAAAGAAATGCATTGGGAAGGTGATAATCTACTAGGAACGGTAGAAGTATTAAGTACACCAAGTGGTAATATCTTGAAAGAGTTATTTAAAAGTGGTATAAAACTAGGTATTAGTTCAAGAGGAATGGGTTCAGTTGAGACGGTGAATGAAGATGATGGTCAAGTTACTCAAGTACAACCAGACTTTGAACTTATAGCGTTTGATTTTGTAAGTAATCCTTCTACTCATGGAGCATTTATGTATCCAATGAATGAGTCAGTCAATAAAGATTTACCAGCTGGTAGAACTTGTGGTGATTATTGTAAAGTTGAAGCTATCATTAATGACATAATGAGAGGATAATAATGAAAATTTTAGAATCATATAAAAAGATGGCAAAAAGTATGTTGACGGAAAATGTTTGGGATAGAAAGTTCGGTGAACCACTTCCTACTATGCAAGATGTAATTTGGAGAAACATGACTGAAGAGGAACAAAATGCACACTTGAACGTTGTGAAAGAAGCGTCACAAGATGATGACGATTACGTACATATTGGTTACGGTAAATATAAAGAAAAAAATATGGTCGATGACCCACAGGCTCCTACATATTCTAAAAATCCTGCAGGAGCATTTGTACTGGATAAAGAAGATGGTAAAAAAGATTCAAAAGGTGACGATGATAAAAAACCAGTAGATAAATCTAAAAGTTTAGAACCAGATGATTTTGAAAGAGATTTTGATGATGATGAAGAAGCTAAAGCAGCTGCTTTCGCTGATATGGAAGATGAATTTGGTGATGATGATATGGACGAATCACATGGTAAAATTATTACATTAAATGGTAAAAAGTATAAACAAGTAGAAGATTAATTAGGAGTAAACTATGAGTCAGCCTACACAAAAAATGGATAAGTATAATAAATCCGTACAACATCAATGATTCCATCATGCAACTTGGGGGTCTCCTAAGTATAAGAATGAAGGAATTGGTGAAGTAACTTGGCATTCTCTAACTGAGAGTGGTAAAGTTGAAGTTTGTAACATTAAGTTTGGTGATAAACACTACAAAAATGTAAGTGTTGAACACTTAAATCCTGTCAAGATACAAGAACATTCTCACAAGAGAACAGGAAACGAACTTGATGATAAGAAAAAGAAAAAGAAGAAAAATGAATCGTTTGATTTTAAAGACACTTATAAAAGAATCGGTGGAAAATGAGTAAAAACTATACTGATATGATGAACAAATGGAAAGATTGGAGACTTTCAGAGTCCAAAATTAACATGGGCTCTGGAGGTTACAAAGGTGATTTCGATAGTTTAGAAGATGCTATCAGTAGAGTTGATAGATTAATGAAGAGTTTGACTAAAGAGTTAGCTAAAGATAAAGATGCTAATTACAAACAACAAGTCTTAGAATTACAACGTTTATATAAAAGAAACTTCATTGAGTTAAAAGTAAAGTTATCTCAATTTAAAAGGAAAAATACGTGATTAAGTTAACTGAATTGTTAAAAGACGATTGTGATTGTGGTGAATCTTGCTGTTCTACTAAAGAATCAGTCAATGAAAGTGTTGATGATTTAAAAAAGATAGTAAAAGAACTAGAAGGTGCTTCGAAACTACACGCCGGTCAATCAGCAGCTTTAGCTAAAGCATCTAAAATGCATGCAGGACAGGCTAAAAGAATACAAGCTCATCTTAAAGGTGTTGATGAATCTATTGTAGAGGGACCTGATGACGTAAGATTGACTAAAAGACAATTTGCTTTATTAATCAGACAAGAGATGGAGTTCAGAAAAAGAATGCAAAACATTGAACAAGGATTTTTGAGAGACCCCAACGAAGGTAATAAGAAATTATCAAAGGCTATTCAGAAGTCTTATAAAGATAATGTGACTAAGTTTATGAGAGACGTTGTGGGTTACATGAAGAAAATGAAATAATGCCTTCTGTATCTAAAGCTCAACAAAGATTTATGGGATTGGTTCACGCTTACAAAAAGGGTGAAGTTCCCGCAAGTAAAGTAAGTAAGGCTGTAAAAGACGCAGCTAAATCAATGAAGAAGAAGTCAACTAAAAAGTTTGCTTCTACAAAACACGATGATTTACCTAATAAAGTAAGAA